AAGCGAAAAAACCAGTATCAACAGGACTATTTTCTTTGGTTGATAAATCAGTAATAATCGCCCGTACCAAAATATTTAAGTCTCTTTCTAAATTTCCCTCTAAATCTTTAGCAATTTTATCAATATTCCGAGTTAAAGCCATCAGAACCTCACTAATAAAGTAAACAAATAAGTCTGTCCACCTTGTCTTGTATCTATATTAACTATCTGTCCTACTCTTGTAGATCCAGCATAAGTTAATGTAACTTCATCTTGAAAATCAGGTTGATTATCTCCAATTAAATCAGGAGTGATGTAAACCTTTGCTTCTCTTCTTTCTCTACCATCATCTTCAGTAGAAATTACAAACTCAACAGGAGCATCAAAACTATAAGCAGTATCACTTGTAGAATAGACACCTGTACTTGTGTTATAGCTTCCCGAAGCCTTTTTTGTATAAGTAATAGTTGAATCTAAAGAAGCTCCAAGATCAGCTACAACCTGTTTAGCTACATTCTTTAATAATGAATCAAGTTGACCTGCCATTATCCTCTAACCACCCTAAGTTGAAAACTTCCTGCTCCACCAAGAACATAAGCTCCTAAATAACTTTGTAACCACGGATAAACGTCAAATACATTGTTAACAGAACCCGTACCCTGACTCTTAGTATTGTATTTAACTTGAATATCTCCTAGTTTTACTTCTTCAAAGTTACCATCAGTTCCAGTACTTCCTGTAATTGCATCAGTATCATTTGCCAAGGCATTAGCTAATTCAAACTGTGCATATTTAATATTTTGTGGAATCAGAGTACAAGCTAGTTCAACACCATCAACTTGATAATTAGTTCGAGGAAACTTTAATGCTTGGTCATCATCACATCTATCTCCGTAATAAACCAATGTATCAATCCATCTTGTAGCTGATATTAACGCTCGATTTTTTTTATCATCAGATTTATTATCCCATTGGGTAGAACTTGGTACAGTTTCAAAGTATGCGTCTGCTTCAGCTAATGTGACATAGCTATTAGCATTTGCTCCTTTTATTGTTGCGTCTATAGTAGCTGCCACGATTGTTTAGTAATTTATCTGTATTGTAGCGTAAAGAAAAAACCCCACCAATATTTGATGAGGTTTGATGACCACAATTTAATGTTATCTATTAAAGAGTTGTATTATCAAGTGGTGTGTTAACTGTTAACTGAACGATAGGAATTAAGTCAGCATCATATGTTAATGCCCACTTAGCTTTTGCTCCTAAGTTAGAGTTTGTTGGGTTATCAGAAGCATCATTCCACTTAGTACCCATGATGTGATAAGTACTGTGATAATCAACTGAGATAACATCCTGCTTAGAAAGTACGTTTCTTTCTGCTTCAATAGCCAAGTCTTGCTGAACACCCTCAAGGATTGTTCCAGACTTAATTAAGTAGCAGTAGAACTCCTTAATGTGTCCACTTGAACCAGGAACTACAGAGTTAACTGAAGAATCAACAACTACATTCATACCAGCGAATTGGCCTACTGATGTATCAGTAACACCAACACCACCGCCACCCCATTGGATGCCAGTTCCAGTAGATAATGCAGAAGTAGAGAATGTTAACATACCAACCTGATATAGGTAGTAAGCAACAGATGGATGAACAACTAGAGTATCTAGCTCTTCGCCTCTTTCTCCAAGAAGTGATCTTCCTCTAGCAACTGTAGCTGCTGTTAGATAGTTAGCTTCAGCAGCACCAGAAGATGCAGCAACCGCTAAATCAAGAGCATTAGCTGATAAGGCAGTACCAAATAAACCATGAAGTTGATAGAACAAACGTGTTGAATTTAGTTTGTTAATTGCATCTGCAAGCTGATCTCTGATATGACCCATTGGATCTTCGCCAGCAGCTAATACAGCTACATCATCAACAGCATACGCAAAACCTCTATGACAGATAGTTGCGATCTGTGTTCCTGTACCAATCTTCTGTGGTGTTAAGTAACCATTGTTGCTAGTACCCCATGTTGCAGTACCATCAATGATTTCTTCAGTTGGAGAGACAGGGTTAAATTCTGGAACTTGTATTCTTGTTCCACCTTCTCTTGAATCAAGTAGTGGGTTGCGTACAACAGCACCAGACTTGATAAATGCACTACGTTCTTTAATTGCTTCAGAAACGTATGCAGCAAAGTTATTTCTCTTAACAATGTCCGCTAGTAGGACACCGCCAGAGTAATTCTGAAACGGAGCAGCCATTCAGATTTACCATTTTTTAAGTTTTTGCGATCCCCTAGTCACGGACTAAGGCATTAATCTCACAGAGATTAACTACTTTTTTGAGCCTCCTGCTTGAGCACTGCTGCAAGTTGAGGGTTCTGTTCTGATATTAGCATTTGTTGAGTTATATTGCCCGTTTTCCATGGGTTAACCTGACCTCCACCTGCATTACTAACAGGACTAGGTTTTGCACCCATTCCAGCAGCACTACTAGGCTTGAAATGATGTTCCCAACCACTTCCAGGATTTTTAAGACTTGTTAAATATGTAGTTAAATCTTGTTCAACTCCACCATTTAAAATAACAACCTTACCATCAGCATTTCTTTGTAAATTGCTTTGCAATAATGATAGAGTTTGTTCTGCGTTAATTGCACCAAGATTACTGATAGCAGCTAAAGCTGTTTGTTTTGTAGAAGCCATCTCATTAGAAGTTTTCATATCTTCTAATTGCTGTGACAAAGTTGAAATCTGTTGTTCTCTTTCTTGAGCAGTTTTATTTGCCTCTTCCCAAAGAGTTTTCCATTGACCTTGATCTTCTAATTCCTGTTTACGTTGCTGATCTTTTTGTTTGTAAACATCATCAAGTTTGGTTTTAATACCTTTAAATTTTTCCTCTCCATCTGCCACTTGTTTTCGCAATGCAGATAATTGTTGTTCATATTCTGCTTTTACAGAATCTAAATTAGGAGCTTGTGGTTGAGTTGGTTGTGAAGCAGTTTCAGCCACGGGCTGTTCAGCGTTGGTCACAGACTCAGGCTGAATTACTTTTTCTTCGATTGCCATGAATTAATTAGTCAGATAATGGGCTAGTAGTTTTCTTTTTTGAAACTTTCTTTTTAGTTTCGGTTGTAGCTTCAGTTACAGCTACATCTGGCTGAAATTCAACCATCTCCCATTTATAAGATCCATCAGATTGAAGAACCTTATCCAAAGATTTCGTCATAGTAATTTATATACTTGCTTTTAAGTTTACCAAACTATTCAGATTTGGCCTCATTCGCTGAAGGTAACACTTCTCCCTGCACTAAAATATCTCTAAATTCTTCTCTATCTATCACTTGCTGATCGAATAATGATGTTAAGGCTGTAATATCCTGTCCAATCAATCTTTCAATATCAAAGTCTCTACTAATCTTTACTTCTGGTGGTTCAATGCCTACATATTCAGCAGATAAATTAAATGCTTTTTGAAGTTTTTGCTCTAGTTCCATAGAAACCATAGCAAGCATAGAATTAGTATCAACTCTATCTAATCTTCTTGCATCAGCAGATTCAGCTACAAACTTCTGTTGACTAAGTGTACTAATACCAAGAGTAGCCATCTGCATCTGTAGTTCTTTTATTTCAGCAGATTGAGCATCAAAAGCACTAGAAGCTGGTTCTACATAATAAACTTTATTTCCTGGCTGAGTTGCCATTGCATAATTAACAGATATAGCTAAATCTTTTGTCTGATCATCATATCCTTCCATTACAAGCATCGGTTGAGATGCAACGTGCAAACTATGTATTAAATCAGCTTGTCTTTGGAAATGTGCAAGATTCAGATATGCAATATCAAGTAAAGGTGGTTTGCTTACTAAATTTTCAGTTTTTCCAGAATAAACAGTAACTAAAGGTATTTCACCAAGAGAAAACTCACCAGATTCAACTTCTTTATATTCTTCGCCTGTAGTTTGAGCATCAAACTCTCCAGCATATGAATTATCTGCAAGATCATACATCTCATCAATTTGATCTGTTTTACGAAATACTCTATATTTTCCAGGTTCTATAACTCTTACCTGTTCAAATACTTTTTCTCCAAAATCGCCATCAGGTAATACAGCTTTTTCAGCCAATCTTACTTGAATAAGATTTCCATAATTAGATTCTCTATCAAGTCTCCAACCATATAAGTTATTAGGATCTACTTCAATCCAATAAGGTCTACGATCTTGTGCTCTTTCTTCAGCAAGACTAACAGCACCAGATGGAGCAGGATAATCTACAAGAATATGACTTTGACCATAAGTAAGCGAGCACATTAATATTCTTCTTGCATATTCATCTAAATCTGACTTACAACCATCAACATCCATCTTGAACATTTCTGTCCAATAAGGATCTCCAATCAATGTTATTGGTTTCCTAAGAACTAAACCTGTAGCTGCTCTAATTAATCTTTGTGTAAAAGGAGAAAATACAGCACGATTTACTCTTGCCATATATGCTGTGTAATCTTCTCTTGGCTCTAATGGTAAAAATGCTTCACTATTTTCTCTTAAATATTCAGTACCTTCACTAACAGCTTTCATTATTTCCCAACCTTTCATCATATCTAAAACTGCTCTAGTTCTAGTAAAAGGACTATCTATACCACCAACAGAAGTAGAGGTAATAATCTTTGTTCTAATTTGACCAGGAATTGCATAAGTCATTGATTAACACCTCCATCTTTTTAAAGCTAACGCTTTTCTTGTAGGTCTGCCTTTTTTATCTTTTAATGCACCTGGCATACCTTCCATACGAGCACAGAAACTCTTTCTTCTTTTCTTTTCTGACTCAGTAAGACCTGATTTTTTAGTAACAGGTGCTTTTAAATTACTACCAGTAAGACGATTGTACTTCGCACGACCTTTTGCAGTAAGACCACCTTTTCTAGATTTTTCCCCTCTACCTAAAGTTAAACTAACAGATTTACGTTTTTTCATTTGCCCACCTTTGCCTGTGCCTTTTTATGGGCTTGAGTAAAAGTGTCTCCTGCTCTCATTCGCCTTTTCATAAACTCCATATGCTTATCGCTATGGTGTTCAGAGTGTTTCTCTAATAAGTTTTTTTGGCGAGTGGTAAGTTTCACTTCTTTTTTTTCTTTTTAGTTTTAGAACGTAGCTTTTTAAGATCCGCAGCCGTAATCTTATCCCGTGGTGGAGCAACAGCAGCTAATTTGCGTTGCTTCGCTGAGTAAGATGATTTAGGCATTAGATAGTGTTAGTAATAGCACCAGAAGAAATAAAGCTAACACTAACAGTTTCAAGATCGCCTGTTGTCGCAGATAGACTTGTTCCTGTAACAATGCCAGAAAAACTTACTTTTTTAGTCCCAGTAGTATCTAAAAATAATTCAAACTGTGCATCGCCAGCATCTTCAGTTACTAAAACATCATCAACAAGATTTTCAGTTTCGTTTCCACTAGCTGCTGTATATAGAAAATCAACAGTTCCAGAAGCAGAAATTAATCCACCAACAAATGATCTAGATGTTGCTCCATGAGCAGTAACATCTAATGTGTCTTTTGTTGTATCTAAAGTCCAACCTGTAGTTGAAACTACTGCCTCAGTAGTGCCAGAAGAGTTCTTAAATTTAACAGAACCTTCCTCTCCACGAAAAAATGCCATGATCCAAAGAAAAAAGAGTATTTATAAATAGTTTAACTTGTTGTTGACTTTTTTACAGTACCTTTTGACATTTTTGCTTGATATTGTTCACATCTAGGATCCCACAGGGCAGGATTACGCTTTCCTTTTACTTTTTCGATGATGTCTAACATCTCATCAGTAATTTCAATCATTTTTTAGTCCTTTTGGTAGTTTTTTTTCGTCTATGTTGATATGTTATCTTCTTACTGCTAGTTTTTTCACGTTTAAAACGTGCTTTTTCACTAGCTGTCATTTCTCCTACTGTCTTAGGCGTCTTACTTGAGACACGTTTACTTGGTCGACAGGCAGGATAGCCTCGTTTTTCGCCTTTTGAACGACCACAAGGCTTACCTGTTTTAACATCTACCCAATTTTCAGCAAACCAACGAGTCAAACCACCTTTTGCTCTAGGATTTGGGCTACTTTTTGCCACGTTTCTTCTCCACTCGGTAAGTACCACCACGTTTTTTGTACTCTCGTACAAGCCACGCATTAGCATAAGCACTAGGATATACCTTAAACTTACGCTTGGCTTCGGCTTTTACTCTAGCGTAAAGAGCTTTATTGACAGGAACATTCACTACGTTTCTTACCTCCCTTCTTCTTCTTCTTCTTTTTCTTTTTTGTTGTTGACATTCCGTAATGGTAAGGCATACGCAAAAAGGTATCTTAATATATTCTAAACGCAGTCTGGCCTAATGTCTCTGGTTTTGCCAAATTAAATTGTTGTAGACAAAGATAACCAAATGCGTCAAAAGCATGGTCAACTCCCAGATTTTTATTAGGTAAGCCAGTATTAGGTGCATAAGTCAAAGTTCTGAGTGCTTTTATCAATTCTTTACATCTTGGGTGAATAAAAGTTCTTTGATTGCCATTGGCATCTAATAAGGCAGTATTAACAGCAGTAATCTTATCTCTGATCTTCCAGGGTGATTTAGGGCTCATAACAGTAAACCCATTTCTTCTTAAGATCGTATGATCTGTAACCCCAACCCCACTTGTTTTTCTTGCACTACCCGTTGGGTCAGGACAGGCAATAATTCTACGATCAACTCCATATCGCCTTGTGACCTCTTCTGCAAAATCCCAAGTGGTAGCACCACCCGTCAGCATGATCTCGTCAAACACATAGAGGTTATTGTCATGCTTTACAGCACAAACACCTGCCATAGGGTCAACGTTAAAGTCCAATCCTATTAACAAAGGAAGCATATGTAGATCAGCTACCTGTTTATCAATATTCTCATCAGTAAAACTAACAGCAACAAGACCAGTTAAATTCTCAAAACTAGCCTCAAACTCCTGTCTAAATGTCCTCGCATCTAATTGTGCCCTAGCTGCCTCTACCTCCTCTTCCTTAACATTACCCCCTTGTATTGTAGTAAAGCTCCATCTCTGCCAATCATCCCACTCCTGTTCGCCACAAAAACACCACATATCATAAAACCAACTTGCAGTACCATCA